AAACCAGGTGCTCAGAACTAAGGTGCTAACGCAGCTACATTAGACCTAGACGTTGAATCCAACGGACGTAGGATGGCAGAGTAGTTCAAAGGACTTATCTACCAGACTGAAAGAGATGCAAACGCAAACGTCTACTACAGACGCACCCGTGTTCTCAACCTTATGTGATAAAGGTTGCTGTGGGGCAGGATGTCCCACATGTCCTTTTAGACCTCCCTCAAAAGGGGGGTCTTTTTTTATAAATAGTTTTAAAACATCATGGCATATTTTGCTGACAACCCAAACTGCCCATCTAACTTCCTGTCGGGAGCTGGATTTCAGTTTAGTCTAAAAAAATTGCCAGGTGTATCTTTTTACTGTCAGTCTGCTAATGTACCATCACAGAATCTAGCTGTTGCTATGCAAGCAACTAGATTCAATACAATACCAGAACCAGGTGATGAAGTAAATTATGATGATCTGACGGTTAGATTCCTGGTAGATGAAGACTTAAAAAATTACAGATCAATACACAATTGGATTAGATATCTAGGTCATCCAGAGTCAGATCAAGACTGGACTACATATGCTGATGGAGAGTCTTATCAAGAAAAACAATATAGCGATGGAATATTATTTGTATTAGATTCAAATTTCAATAGAAAATTTAAAATTTATTTTAAAGATCTTTTCCCAGTATCACTATCTGGATTGAATTTTGATTCTACCTATACAGACACAGAATATTTTGCTGTTGATGCTACATTTAAATTTACTATATTCGATATCGAGGAGGTAGGAGCGACTGGTTTTTTTACCCAAAATAATTATGAAATTCCTACAGTTACATTAACTCATACAATAAGAGATACTGATGTTCTTTTAACATGGACTAGCGAAAACGCACAGTATTTAATTATAGATAATGGAGTTGGTGAAGTTGAATTAAATGGATCCGGTGCTGTAAATTTTAATGATTATACAAATTTATTAAATTATAGGCCACAACCATTTACAGTTACAGCATTTGGTAGAGGTGGAACTAAAGCTACAGCATCTACAGTTATAGCTAGATCACAACCAACAACAAATAACAACATTGTTTGTATTGCTGTGATTGATGAAAATAGTTCTGGTAATCTCGCAACAATGACTGCTAAATGGGCACAGTTTAGAACTAATTGGCCAAATAGAAAATTCTATCTATTGCAACCACCGCAAGGATGTTGTGGCCATGATTTACGAGTACCAATAGACTTCCTAGAAACAACAGAACCATCAACATATAACGGAACGAGGTAACTATGAGTTGGAATTTAGACTACACATTTAGCGGTGCATCCAGCGTATTAAACAGCTGGGCAAGCGGATTATCTACTTTTTATTCACAAGAAAGTGACTTTAATGGTATGGGACCATTTGATCCCAACAATAATAGTGTAAATGAAATATCAAATTTTATGACAGCTGCTACCACCCTTACTCAATGGTGGGATCTTAATAGAATTGGTAATTACAATGGACCAGGCACTAGTAGAGCAAATCCATATGAAGTACCTTTCAGTGAAAATGCAAAATCTAATATTGTTTCTTCTTTAGGATCAAATGCCGAATCAACAGCTCTTTGGAACGCTTATTACGATAAAACTAAATATAATTCAGCGGTTGGAAATACTTACTTTAATTTAAATAGTGATCCAAGATATGGTGGTGTTGCATTTCAAGATAACAAATTAGTAATATATGATGTATATAATTTTGAAGGTATTGGTGATTGGGGCACTGCTCCGACAGAAAGTTTAGATAAAGCTAGATTATCTGGAGATTTAGTTGGGATGGTTAAATCTCCAGATTTTTTACCATGGCTTATCAAAACAATAGGTGTTATTGTAGTAATGGCCCCAGCAGGAACTGTAACTGCTCTAATCAGACAACTTGTTATAGCTTTAGGATTTGACCCAACTACAGGACAGTTTGCGGATGGAACACCTATTAGCTCCGTTAATTCACCTTACGTATTATATACCAGAGATTTTTTAAATTTACAAATAGGTAATTTAGCAAATTTATATATAAGAAATGAATTTACAGCAGAGGAAGTATGTAAATGGAATCCAGCTTTATATAGAGACGCTGTTTCAAAAGGATATTTACAAGTTGATGCAGAACCAACTGGATCTTGTTCTCAAATTGGAGCTCAAGCTGATTGTTTTGATGCTACAAACAATGTAGTTCCTGTTGGTCAAGCCCAACCAATACCATTATTAGGATTTCCGTATTATGCTCCCCGAGTTATGGAAATATCATCAACTAATCCAACATCATGGCAAGTTGGGTCAAATGATAAATATCCATCACCATTTACAAGTTATATACAACAAACATATAACACTGCAAATTATCTTGGTCCATATGCCATGTGGGGTCCTATAGCAGGTCGGATTTGTCAGATAAGAAGTGGTTCAAATTTTGGTGAACCTGGTTTTATAGCACAGTGCTGGGATGTTTTTGATGATACTCCTAATAATGTAGATGCTGATGGAGAGAGATATTCGTCAAAATTAGAATGGTGGAACAGTTGTGAATATGCTTATGTTGAGGTTAGAAATTTATTATTTTCAGGACAACCACCAACATTAGTTAAAGTAGCTGTCAAATCTTTTAGTGGTCCTGCAGCTGACGATGTATGGGGACCAAATTATCAACCAAGTGAATCACCATTTGGTACTGTTAGTTTAGGTACTTTAATTCCATTAGTTGCATTAACTAGTAGATATTTTTAATAGGAGGTTAATAAAATGCCAGCAATTACATCAACAAATAAAGAATCATTTAAATCTCATATAAAAACGTGGAGAAAAATATTTACTAGTCCATTACAACAAATAAATTTATCTGATATAGAAAACGTTTTTGAGTATACAAGTAGTTTACTTACAATAGGTTCTCAAACAGTAAAAGTTGGATTATTTGGAGGACGTGAAGGAGATGATGTCTTAGATATAAGTTCATTAACAGGTGGAGAACTATTATATTTGCCGGGACAAGTATCAGATTATGTTAAAATAAAAACTAATAATACAACAAATAATAATAATGAAGTAACATCTAGTCAAGAACATATTGATACTATACATTGGCAATATGCACTTACGCCTAGAGTAGTTTTAGAAGATAATAGCAGTAATTATCTTTATTTAAACGAAACCTTCCAACTTGGATCTAAAATATTAACGGTAAAAGCTCTTGGTGGATTATTAGTTTCGGTAGAAGATGCACCAACATATACAGTAACACATACTGCAACTCAGCATGAAGTATTGCCTGATGGTTATTTTATAACAGAAGGTGATTCTATTACTTTCACGATAACTACTGCAAATTTTCCTAACGGAAGCAATAGTAGTAACAATACTGGTAATGGTACACTATATTGGAGTTTAGGCGGAACAGTAGATAGTAGTGATTTTAATTCAAATAGTGGCAGCGTATATATTTCAAATAATACTGCTAATATAACTATTGATTCATTTACTGATACTTCTATTGAATCAGAGTCTTTTAGATTATTTTTAAGAAAAGGTGATTCAGACGGAACAATAGTTGCAACTAGCGATTTTATTAGTCTTCGTGATAAAGAAATATCAGTTGCAATTACACCATCAGTAACTACTATTGATGAAGGTGGTCAAGTAACATTTACAGTAAATACTGTTGGTTATGATAATGGTGACGTATTATATTACAAACCATTATTTACTAGTGGTCAAGCAGATTCTTCTGATATATCAAATCAATATGGAAGTTTAACAATTAACAATAGTACTGCTTCTTTTGTTGTAACTGCATCTCAAGATGTATATGAAGAATCCGCAGAAACATTTCAATATATCATATATGAAAACACAGATCAATCTGGTAATGCAATACCTTTGGCCACAAGTTCCAGTGTATCTATTACAAACACCACATCATATAATTTTTCTGTTTCAGCATCTACTATCTCGGAAGTAAATAGTGTTGTATATACGGTAAACACTGTAGGTATACCAAATGGAACTAGCTTAAGATGGTATATTACAACAATGAGTATGACAGATTTTACTTATAGAAATGGAATTTTTTATATAAACAATAATACAGGATCATTTACTATCACACCAAAACAAGATTTTGATGTTGAAAGTGATGAAATATTAACAGTTGAATTAAGAGCTTCTTCATCTTCAACTAGTGTATTATCAACTGTAAATACTATCCCAAATGTAACTGTTACGGATACTCCTTATACAGTAACTGTTACACCATCTTCTCCATTAACTATAGTTGAAAGTGCTCATGATTCTACAAGTCAGGTTGTACTTACAATAACAACTACAGGAGCTCCTGATGGCAGTCAATTAACTGTTCATGAAAGAACTAATACGGGAGATATTACTTTTGATAATTCAACTATAACTATTAATAATAATTCTGCTACTGTTACTGCTACAATTGTTAGGGACGGTAGAACTGAGGGTTCTGAAGATCATATTATTGATTTTAAAAATCAATCAAGTCAGGTAGTAGCATCATCCCCAACTATTACAATTACCGATACATCTTTTGTTGGTTCTAGAGCAGATGGGAAAACTTTTGGACCTATAGATGTAACTAGAGATAGCGGAATTGAACAGCTTGCTTCAGATTGGTATGATTTATGTGATATAGATAGTATTGGAGATGGATCTAAAATTTCATTATTTATAGATAACTCTGGTAGTTTAACAACAGGAAATGTTCAAAAAGCTCTTGAAAAATTTGTAGAAAAATTAGCAGCTAGAAATATTTCTATAGTAGTAGTTGAAAATTCCAATGAAGATTGGATTACACCTTTTGACACCGTATTAATTTAACATATGATTACTCTTGACGATATTAAATCCCAATGGGCTGAAGACTCAAAAATTGAACAAGATCTATTAGACGAAGAATCAATCAAAATTCCACAACTACACAGCAAGTATCTAAACTACTTGTCTGATGTGAGGTTGTTGAAAATAAAAAAAGAACATGAATATAAATCTCTGCTCAGAGATAAGTTTGAGTATTACACCGGTAAAGCAGAACCAAGTGTATATCAAGAAAAACCTTTTGATCTAAAAATACTAAAGTCAGACCTAGGACTGTACATGGATTCCGATCCTGAATTACAGCTCCTACAAACTCGTATAAATTATTATGAAGAGATTATGTTTTTTCTTGAAAAAGTTCTCCAATGTTTAAACAATAGAGGATTTCAAATTAAGAATAGTATTGACTGGCAAAAATTTATGCAAGGTAGTATTTAATGACTGATGTTACTATTCAGAAGAAAAATGAAGTATATTTAACGGTTGAGTGTGAACCTCATATTAAGTATGAACTTTCAGAGTATTTTACATTTGAGGTTCCAAACGCAAAGTTTATGCCCCAATATAAAAAAAGGTTATGGGATGGAACCATAAAACTTTTTAGTCCTGGAGATGGTAAAATATATTGTGGTCTGTATAGTTATTTGACTGAATGGTTAGACTTAAGGGGATATAGTTATGAAGATAAAGATAATGAATATTATGGATTACCGGAAGAAACAAATGATTTAGTTTCTGAAAGTGGTGTTGTAGATTTTGTAAAGAGTTTACACATTCCATTTAAAGTAAGAGACTACCAATATTATGCAATCTATCAAGCATTAAAATACAATAGAAGATTGTTATTATCTCCGACTGCATCTGGTAAGTCGTTGATGATTTATTCTATTACCAGATTTTTTACTAATAGAGGAGACAATGTATTAATTGTTGTACCAACTACATCTCTAGTGGAACAGATGTGTGGTGACTTTGATACCTATGGTTGGTCATCTGCAGATAACTGTCACAAGATATATGCTGGTAAAGATAAGAACACATCTAAACAAGTAACTGTAACCACATGGCAATCTATCTACAAGATGCCAAAAAATTACTTTGAAAATTTTGATTGTGTGATTGGAGACGAAGCACATTTATTTAAAGCAAAATCTCTTATCAATATCATGACCAAATTGCATAATTGCAAACATAGGATTGGATTTACTGGAACACTTGATGGGTCTAGTACAAACCAGTTGGTATTGGAAGGATTGTTTGGTCCAGTTAATAAGGTTGTAAAAACTAAACAGTTAATTGATAAAGGACACTTATCACCATTAAAAATTAATATTCTTTTATTACAGCATCAAGAATTATTATTTGACTCTTATCAAGATGAGATGGATCATATCTGTACTATGGATAAAAGAAATAAATTCATAGAAAAATTAGCATTAAACCAGTCAGGCAATACTCTTATCTTATTTGCATACGTAGAGAAACATGGTCAAGTACTTTACGATATGATAAATAGCAGTGTAGCTGAGCATAGAAAAGTCTTCTTTGTTCACGGGGGAGTTGATACCGAAGACCGAGAAAAAGTAAGACAGATTACTGAACTTCAGAATGATGCCATAATCATTGCTTCTTACGGAACATTTTCCACAGGTATTAACATTAAAAGATTACACAATATTATATTTGCTAGTCCGAGTAAATCTAGGATTAGAAATTTGCAGTCAATTGGTAGAGCTCTACGTAAAGGTAACCAAAAAGAAATAGCAACTCTATATGATATTGCAGATGATTTTACAAAAGGAGAAAGAAGAAATTACACTCTAAATCATATGGTAGAAAGAGTAAAAACTTATTCTCAAGAAAGTTTTAGTTATGAAATTATTCCAATCAATTTTAGGAGAAAGGAAGAATGATGTATTCAGAGTTTATCGGGATGTTAAAATTAGTTAGCGGAGAAGAAATAATTGGTAGTGTATTGGTGTGTGATGAAGAGAATGGTTTTATTGTAGAAACTCCTTTTAATATTGAAGAAACTATTATAGAAACACCTGCAGGAGAAATGGTTAAAGTTGATTTACGACCATGGATTAAATTCTCTAGTGAAGAGATTATCTTTATTGAGAAAGAAAAGACTATTACTGTGTATGAGGCTGATGAAAGAATAACTAAAATATATAATCGAACACTTCGTAAATATCTACATCAAGAAGATAATACAAGTCAATTACCTTTAGATGAAGAGATGGGATTTAAAACAAAAGTAGATGATGCAAGAAGTAGCTTAGAGAAGATCTTTAAAGATAGCTAAGTTGTTCTCTGAACCCTAGCAGAGTTATTATACAGAGATTTTAGCCACTTGTCAAGTCTTTGATAATGTGGTATAGTACAAACAATTACAAAAGCTAATAGCTTAAATATGTACCATGAAGAAAAAAGAACACTATGTAAATAACAAAGAATTTTTAGAGGCAATTACTGTCTATAGAAATAAGGTTCTAAAATCAAAAGAACTTGGTGAACCTAGACCAAGAGTTCCAGAATATATTGGTGAGTGTTTCCTAAAGATTGCAACCCACTTATCATATCGTCCTAACTTTGTAAACTATATGTTTAAAGACGATATGATTTGCGATGGCATAGAAAATTGTCTTCAGTATATTGATAACTTTGATCCACAAAAATCTTCTAATCCCTTTGCATATTTTACTCAAATAATTTACTTTGCTTTTCTACGCAGGATTCAGAGAGAGAAAAAACAATTAGATATTAAAACTAGAATTTTAGAAAAGTCTGGGTTTGATGAAGTATTTTCTGCTGATAGTTCAGTAATGGGATATGATTCATCTACTATGAATAGTATTAAAGAGTCCCTTGAAATTAAAGTTAATCGATGACAATTGCTCTGATTACCGATCAACATTTAGATGGTCGTAAAAGTTCCCAGATTTTCTGGGATTATTTTATTAAATTTTATGAAAACGTATTCTTTCCATCACTAGAAAAATATAAAGTAAAAACTATTATTGATCTGGGAGATACATTCGATAATCGTAAAGGTATTGATCTTGGTGCATGGTATCGTATTAAGAAAAATTATTACGATAAACTTGCTAGTATGGGTATCACTGTTCACATGATCGTGGGCAATCACACTGCATATTATAAGAATACTAATACAATCAATACTCCTGATTTACTTCTAGAACAGTATGACAATATTCATATCTATAGTGAAGTAGAAGATATTGTAGTGGATGGTTTGAAGATTACAATGCTTCCTTGGATTAATTCTGAGAATCAAGAATCATCTTTTGAACATCTAAAAAATACTGACTCAACTATAGTTATGGGTCACCTTGAAATCTCTGGATTTCAGGCAATTCCTGGTCATGTATTTGAAGGTGGTATTCAAGCAAAAGCTTTTAGTAAATTTGATAAAGTATTATCGGGACACTTTCATCATAAATCGGAACGTGGAAACATTAAGTATCTTGGAAATCCATACGAAATGTTCTGGAACGATTATAAGGCAGAAAGAGGATTTCATCTACTAGATCCTAAAACTAAAAAATTGGGATTCATTAAAAATCCTTATAGTATCTTTAAAAAAATTTACTATAATGATAAAACTAATGACTACAATAAATTTGATCCATCGGAATATACTGATACGTATATTAAAATATTTGTAGAGGAGAGAACAGATAATGTTATGTTTGAAAAAATTCTAGAGAAGCTTTATGATATTGGAGTTCATGATATCAAAGTTATTGAAACTGATAATCTAGACCTAGGTGACAGTGAAGAAACTTTTGAAGGTGAAGATACCCTCACCACACTTAACAGATACATAGATGAAAGTGAAAATATAAATTTAGATAGAAATAGTATTAAAAATATTATTAAATCAATTTACGTTGAAGCCTGCGAGGTACAATAAATGTTCATTCTAACGGTGACAGATGCGGATTCTGAAGGTGCGTATGCAGTGATCACAAAAGAAGGCGATAAAGTTCTTCAATTGTTTGAGCAATCTGATGATGCACAAAGATATATTGGACTCCTGGAAGCAGATGGTTTTCCTTCTGTGGAAGCAACTGAAATCGAAGGTGAACAGGTAGTTGCGGCATGTGAGAGATTCGGGTATAATTACGTTATAATAACACCAGACGACTTTGTAATCCCACCAAAAACTGATTCGCATGATTTTATTTAAGAGTGTAACTTATAAAAACTTCCTTGCCACTGGAAACAATCCTATAACAATTTGTTTAAATTCTACAAACACCACGTTGATTGTAGGACAAAATGGTGCTGGTAAGAGTACCATAATTGAAGCAATTGTATTTGCGTTGTTTAATAAATCTTTTCGTAAGGTTAATAAGAGTCAACTTATTAACAGTATTAATGAAAAGGATTGTGTAGTAGAAGTTATATTTTCTATTGGTACTACAGAATGGTTGGTTCGCCGTGGAATGAAACCTGGTATCTTTGAAATTCATAAGAACGGAGTTTTACTAGATCAACAATCTTCTGCCGTAGATCAACAAAAATGGTTTGAACAATATGTATTAAAACTAAACTACAAATCATTTACTCAGATTGTTGTACTAGGGTCTTCTACATTTGTTCCCTTCATGCAGTTACCAGCTGCATCGCGTAGAGAGATCATTGAAGATCTTTTAGACATTCGTATCTTCTCTACGATGAATGTTATTCTGAAAGACAAAGTAAAATCTTCGTCTGAAGAACTTAGGAGTTATGAGACTGATGTTTCTTTCCTAAAAGAGAAAGCTGATATGCAAAGTAATCATATTAAGTCATTAGAAAAAACCGCAAAGAAAACCATAACTCAAAAGGAAGATAAAATTGTAGAACTGGATAGTGGTATCGAATTATTGAATGAAGATATTGAACAAGCCAATACCCATGCAACTCAACTGTTGGAAGAAGTAACCAAGTTTGATGGTATTGATAAACAAATTAAAAAACTTGAGAAAGAGATTACAACAAATACTAACTTAATTTCTAGGACGGAGAAAGAAGAAAACTTTTTTGTAGATAATGATGTATGTCCAAAGTGTACACAACCTATAACTAAAGATCTTAAGAAAAAGCATCTTCTTCAATCCTCTAAAATTATTCATGATACAACTGAGCTAGTTGAAAAATATAAGAGTCAACTTCAGAAATCAAATAAACTAGTTAAAAAACAAACTGAAATGAATAGAGAGGTCTCTGATATTAATTGGGACATCAAAACAAAATTGCAAGCTATAAAAACAACTCAAAAAATTATCTTAGATATTAAAGGTGAGATTGAAGAGTTGAAGAATGATAATCTAGATATTGATGGTGAGAAAGAAAAACTTATTGCAATTGCAAATCAGGGATTAACAGTACAAAAATCTATAGGTGAAGTAAAAGAAACTAAAAGAAATTATGATGTAATTTCTTCTTTGCTTAAGGATGGTGGTATTAAGTCAATGATTATTAGGAAGTATCTTCCTGTAATGAACCAACTTATTAATAAGTACCTACAAGAACTTGACTTCTATGTAAACTTTACATTAGATGAAGAGTTTAATGAAAGTATTAAATCTAGACATAGAGATGATTTTACTTACAGCTCTTTCAGTGAAGGTGAGAAGATGAGAATTGATCTTGCTCTAATGTTTACTTGGAGATCTATTGCTAAACTAAAAAACTCTGCAAATACAAATCTTCTTATTCTAGATGAAGTCTTTGATTCATCTCTAGACGTTGGTGGTACTGACGAGTTCCTTAGAATTATCCGAGGAGTTCAGGATGATACTAATGTTTTTATTATCTCTCATAAAGGAGATGTACTTATGGATAAGTTTGATAGAGTTATGAAATTTGACAAGGTTAAAAACTTTAGTAAAGTAACAATCTCATGATAGATAAATTTATAGATTGGTATGTTGGTTCATTTACGAATAGAAAACAAGCATTGTCTCATCCCTTTATGTTTAAAGAAGTTAACCTGAGTCACAAATACTTGGGTGACAATACTTTTTATGGTGAACAAAAAACAATGTATACTAATACTACATATCGAAAATTTAAAAATGTAATATCAGAATCTGATGGTTTGATTATTGCAAAAAATTATACGTTGGATGATAAATATATGCCCAACTGTGATATGGTTTTTAAATTTGATGGTGAACAATTTGTTGGTGAAGTAGAAGGTTGTAATTGTTTCGTGGAGAGAGAAGGAAAAAAAACATATGTAAAAAATTCTACTTATCTTGGTGAAGATTCTTATAAAGTTTATGACAGAGGTTATGAGGTAGATACTGATGAATATATCTGGGGCTCTCGGTGGGGACATTTCAAGTTTATTCGGATTGATAAGGAACCCATATGGATTGAGGGTTGACACCCTCCTTCTTTCGTGATAGCTTAGCTGTATCGATCAAAGACATCTATGTCCATCACACAAGTCAAGAGTAATCTCGCTAAACTGTTAGCAACAGAAAACCTGACCGTTGAACATAGTAACGTCTCTACCGCTTCGTTTAATGTTGAGACAAGAGTTCTTCAACTTCCTGTGTGGGAAAATATATCAAATGATGTTTATGATCTCTTGGTAGGTCATGAAGTAGGACACGCTCTATATACCCCTTCTGCATATATTACAAGGGAAGTACCTCAATCATTTCTTAACGTTGTTGAGGATGCTCGTATTGAACGTAAAATTAAATTAAAGTATCCTGGTATTACTAAATCATTTTACCGTGGATATACTGAACTTAATAAACAAGATTTTTTTGAGATCGGTGGAGAAAATCTTTCTGAAATGAATCTTATCGATAGGATAAATCTGTATTTTAAACTTGGTATTCATGATGTAAATACAATTATTCCTTTCGATGTAGAAGAGGAACAGTTTGTAAATATGTCAAAAGATGCTGAAACATTTGATGACGTTGTAAGTATTTGTAAAAAAATCCTTGAGTATATTGAAAGTAAATCCGAAAAACAAGAATCCAAATCATTAGATGTATCTAATATTAAAGAAGATGGACTCTCTGGCACAGACCAAATTTCAGTTGATGTAACACCTTCTGATGAGTCTGATGAAATGACTCACGAAGAGATGTTGGATGAAGCTAATAAACGAGAGAAAGAAAATGAATTTGATGATGAAGATTTTGATGGTGAAGTAAAAGACAATGATGAATACACTTCACATACAGATAGTGCCTGGGGTAAGAATACTAAAACTCTTGTAGATTCTTCTGCTAAAGAACATATCTACATGATTCCTCCTACCATGGATTGGTCTAACTGTATTGAACCAGTTTCTATGTTCTCTGAAAACATGGATAAGAACATTAAATATTTTGAAGAAAAATATGAGACGATTTATAATGTAATTGATAATTTTAGAACTAAGTTTAATTCTTTTAAAGTAGAAAATGCTAAATCAGTTTCATTTTTGGTAAAAGAATTTGAAATGAAAAAACAAGCAGATGAATATAATCGTTCGGGTGTATCAAAAACAGGTGTATTGAATACAAACAAATTATTTTCATATAAATGGTCTGATGATATTTTCAAGAAAAATACAATTGTTCCTGATGGTAAGAATCATGGTCTTATCATGTATATCGATTGGTCTGGATCAATGGCAGATAATATGTCAGGTACAATCAAACAACTGATTAATCTGATTATGTTCTGTAAAAAAGTAAATATTCCTTTCCAAGTTTTTGCTTTTAGTGATACGGGTATTTACGATTATAGTAGAAATTATTATGCTCCAGCTAAAGAGTATGAGATTGCTGTAAGTCAAAGATTCCGTCTGATTGAAATGTTTAATCATAAGATTAAAAAATCAGAATTTGATGAACAACTTTTCAGACTTTGGGTTCTCATGACCTTTATTGATAAACGTGTAGAGATTCCATTTGGAAGTTATAGTCTTGGTGGAACCCCATTGAACGATACTATTCTTGCAGCAACTTATGTCTTTAATAAATTCAAAAGAGAAACGGGTGTTGATAAAGTAAATACAGTATTCCTTACTGATGGTGAGTCTAATAATATGGCATATTCTGTGTTTAAAGGTGAGGGAGAAGAACAATATATTTCTAGAAAATCCTGTTCATATTCTTCTGAATATTCTGTTCTTTGTTTGAAAGATCCAGCAACTGGTTATAGTGATGTGAATATTAATAACTCTAAAGGGTGGCAAGATTCTGGTATGAATATTACTTCTGCTCTACTTCGTTATTACAAGTGGATGACTGGATCTAACATAGTTGGTTTTAGGTTATCTCAATCCCATGATATTAAATATATCATTCGATCAGCAGTTAGTTCCGGGGGACATGATTATGATTACTATAGAAAACTATGGCGGACTGCTAAATGTTTTGTTGTTGACTCTGTTGGGTATGATGAACTATATGTTATATCAGCATCTTCTGAATTTAATGGAAGTCAAGCTGTAATAGAAGCATCTCATGATGATTCTAAGAGTAAAATCCGACGACAATTTAAAAAATATATGAAAACCAAGATGATGAATAAGATAATCTTATCAAAATTTGTTGATCAAATCGCTTGACGGCCTCCCAACTCTGTACTATAATAGCTAAGTAACCAACGAACCCCAATGACCTCCACTGACGTGATGATTTCTGACCTGGTTTCTCAATACGGAACCAACGTCACTCGTAAAAATCTAATTGATTATGCTGAAACCAGTGATGTTTCTTTTGCAACTATTTGCAATCGATTAAAAGATTATAAGGTTGGTCGTGGTGTATATAACCTCACGGTAAAAGAAAAACTAGAACAAACTTATAACAATATGTCTGATACTTCTGCAGTTGATGATGTAGTTAGTCTTATTCCTGATAACGATAAGAACTATGTTCCCTTTGGTAATTTCTGGGACATCAAGAAAATTATTAAGTCTAGAATTTTTTACCCATCATTTATTACTGGACTTTCTGGTAATGGTAAAACATTTGGTGTTGAACAAGCATGTTCTAAACTTGGTCGTGAATTGATTCGTGTAAATATTACTATTGAAACCGATGAAGACGATCTTATTGGTGGTTTCCGTCTTGTTAACGGAGAAACCGTTTGGCATGATGGACCAGTCATTGAAGCCTTGCAACGGGGTGCTGTGTTGCTCCTTGACGAAATCGACCTCGCAAGCAACAAAATTCTCTGTCTTCAATCTGTTCTCGAAGGAAAAGGAGTTTTCCTCAAGAAGATTAACAAGTACGTTAAAGCCTCAGAAGGTTTTAACGTATTCGCAACCGCTAACACAAAAGGTAAAGGTTCTGACGATGGACGATTCATCGGAACTAATGTGCTCAATGAAGCATTCCTTGAAAGGTTTGCGGTAACATTTGAACAAGAGTATCCTACAGTTACTGTTGAGACTAAGATCCTCAACAACTATTGTCTGGAACTTAATTGTTTGAATGATAAATTTATTGATGCTCTTGTTGCATGGGCAGATATTATCCGTAAGACATTTAACGAGGGTGGTATTGATGAAGTAATTTCTACCCGTCGTTTAGTTCACATTATTCGTGCATATAGTATCTTTGGTATTGAGACAAAGGCAATCAGTGTCTGTCTGAATAGGTTCGATGATGATACCAAACAGTCTTTCCTTGATCTCTTTGACAAAATTGTTGCTCCTGAAACGGAGGATGATGAAACATCAGATGTTAATTGACAATGCTTAAATTCCCCTGTATAATCTAAAGGATAATCTTAAAAAACCTATGACACTAAAATACAATGAAGAAGAACTCTTGGGCGAGTTACGTAGCTACATCATTGGAACTTATGGACAACACTATTCCGCTGGTAATGACCAGATCCAAACGTTAGATTTGATTGAAGCATGTGGTGACGCTGAAGCATTCTGCAGAAGCAATATCCTAAAGTACGCTTCCCGATATGATAAGAAAGGAACCGCTCGTCGTGATATTGTAAAGATCCTACACTACGGTCTCCTTCTTCTCCACTTCTCCGACAAATCTGCAGTTACTGAAACTTACCCACACTAATTATGAAAATTTCTATTGAAACTCTGAATATTCTAAAAAACTTTTCCACAATCAATTCTTCTTTGGTTGTGAAGAAAGGAAATATTCTGAGAACTATCTCTCCAGCAAAAAATATTCTTGCTAAATTCCAATGTCCAGAATCGTTTGAAAATGATTTTGCTGTATATGATCTAAATGAATTTCTGGGTGGTCTCTCTCTATTTAAGGATCCTGACTTTGATTTCGGTAATCCTTCTTATCTTTCTATTCGCAGTGGAAAATCTAAAGTAAAGTATTTCTTTTCAGATCCCAGTGTAATTACTGCTCCCCCTGAAAAAGATATTGAACTTCCAACTATCGATGTGGAGTTTACTTTGACTGAAGAAGTTCTGTCATCTTTGCTTCGTGCAGCAAGTGTATATCAACTCCCCGATCTTTCCTTGGTTGGTGAGAATGGTGATATGAATCTTGTGGTTCGTACAAAGAACAATGACACATCTAATAATTTCTCTGTAAAAGTTGGTGAAACTACTAATGATTTTTGTTTCAATTTTAAAGTAGAGAACCTTAAAATTCTTCCTGGAGTGTATAATGTTCAAGTATCTACTGCTAACATTTCCCAGTTCACTCACGATAAGTGGAACTTGTCTTACTTGATTGCATTGGAACCTGATTCTACTTTTAATTAATTATGAGTGACTTTATTTGGGTTGAGAAATATCGACCCAACAAAATTGAAGATTGTATTTTACCAGATAGCATCAAAACTACACTGTCTAGTTTTGTTGAGAAGGGAGAGGTTCCTAATCTTCTTCTCTCTGGACCTCCTGGTATTGGAAAAACCACAGTTGCGAAAGCTCTGTGTAATGAACTTGGCGTTGACTTTTACGTAATTAATGGATCTGACGAAGGACGATTTCTGGACACGGTACGGAACCAAGCAAAGAATTTTGCGACGACCGTATCACTTCAAGCAAATGGAAAACCAAAAGTTATCATCATCGATGAAGCTGATAACACAACCAATGATGTACAACTCCTCTTACGGGCAAACATTGAGGCGTATCATAACAACTGCAGATTCATCTTCACCTGCAATTACAAAAACAAAATCATCGAACCCCTCCATTCCCGATGTGCAGTCATTGACTTCTCCGTCAACGGAAAAGAAAAGACAGCTATTGCGGGGCAATTTTTCAACCGTATCAGGTCTATACTTGAGAAAGAAGCTGTTGATTATGATCCTAAAGTTGTCGCAGAAGTAATCAAAAAATATTTTCCTGATTGGAGACGTGTTCTTAATGAACTACAAAGATATTCTTCTGTCGGAAGTATTGATACTGGAATTCTGACTACAGTTTCAGAAGTTAATCTAAAAGATCTTGTCACTAATATGAAAGGAAAAGATTTTAGTAGGGTCCGAAAGTGGGTAGTTGAAAATCTCGACAATGATCAGAGTGCAGTATATCGTAAAGTTTATGATTCAATGTATACTGCTTTGGAACCATCATCTATTCCACAAGCAGTTTTGATCTTTGCTAAATATCAATATCAGTCTGCATTTGCTGTTGATCCAGAGATCAATACTCTTGCATGTATGACTGAACTAATGTGTGACTGTAAATTTAAATGATCCTTTCTCCAGAAGATACTCTATACGCATACGGTAAAATTAATGAAGCTTACGGTTCTATCAACCGTATCGATGACTTCTTTCGTATGAAAAAAATTGAACGTATTAAAGAGATTCCTCCAACTCTCTTTGGTTTGTCTCATGAAGATGATCTGTTTCAGGATTTCTCTATGCATCCTGAGGACATGAACTTTCGTATTGTTCAACCAGATCACAGTACGTTTAATACTCTTCTGGAAATGACTGCATCGTTTACCTATGAGGAAGCACCAGGTAAAGAGATGAAACTGATGATCCAGGAGACGACCACAGGCACCGCTGTGGGGTTCATCAAACTGGGTTCACCAATCATCAATTCAAAACCACGTAACCAGTGGTTAGGAGGGGTTCCAGACCTCACCATCTTTAATAAGCGTGCGATCATGGGATTCATCATTGTTCCCACTCAACCTTTTGGTTTCAATTATCTTGGTGGTAAACTTCTATCATTGATCTGCTGCAGTCATGAAGTTCGTGAGGTGCTAAATAAAAAGTACAATACAGAAATGTGTTTGTTTGAGACAACATCATTGTATGGTAATATAAAAGGAACAAGTCAATACGATGGTTTAAAACCATACCTTCGTTATCGTGGAGATACCGAATCTAAATTTCTATTGACTCTTCCAGACTCAATTTATCATGACTTGAGTAAGTGGTTTATTGAGAGAAACGGTGGTCCTTTAATTCACAAAGGTGCTTCGAGTCGTAAACTCAAAATTCAAACCAAGATGATTTCTATCATCAAAAATTCTCTTAAGGAATATTATCCAGATCTTTATATAGAGTTTGTTGCTTTCATCAAATCAAAACAGGATGTGACAACACAGAAGCGTTTCTATATGTCTGACTATGGATATGAAAATTCTAGAGATGTTATACTTGGTAAAACTGAAACACTAATTCCAAACAAACAAAACTTTGATAAATTTTATCTCGATAATATGATACAATGGTGGAAGCGTAAAGCTTCTAATCGGTATCAGAAACTTATTGCAGAAGGTTCTTTGAGAAATGAACTTGAAGTTTGGAATTCTAATACTATGAACACTATTGATATTATCAGATGACTCTTACCAAATTTTTAACAGAACAAAAATTTGAAAAAACAATACGAATCCTTGTCTATCCAAACATCACATTCTCTAAGGATCTGACTAAAGATAGTTACATTCAGGTAATCACTAATATGATTGCTGAACTAAACAAGATTCGTAGCGATTTGTTTTTTTATCTGGTCCTTCCAGAGTTCCTGGAGATGCTAGACTTCTATAATACTAAACAGTTTATAATGAAGTTCCCAACGTATCCTCCTACGATGCGTTCACACTTTGATGTAGAACATTTTAGGAAACTGATCAATCATGATCTTGACGTTGATCTAGTATTTTCACACCTTCCAGAGCATACACATGCGATCAAAAATACTATCAGTAATGTAACTCACCACAGTCCTTCTTATTTTGGATACTGTCACTGGTTTGATCTGAACGAAGTTGTTGCTTGGAGTCAACCAAGTTTCAACCAAAATATTCTTGGTCTGCTTGAGATGCAACGTTGTTATCTGAATACACAGAGTCAAAAAAATCTTGTATTGAATCAAGCCTCTGAAGTCTTTAATAAAGGAACTGTATCTAAACTTAATGACATTCTAGTCCCGCATCATCTAGGTGTTAAAGAATCTGATATTGTAGAACCAAATAAGAATACTGATAAATTAATCGTCTTTAATCATAGACCAGATACATATAAGGACTTTGGTAACTTCATGAAGGTTCTAGAGTCTCTGAGAGACCTTAGACAAGACTTCACCGTATGGATTCCATTGCTAGAGAAATCAGATAAATCCTGGATTACTACTGAGAAGTTTAATAAGCAAAGATATTACAAAAAACTACAACAGTGTCGTGTTGGATTTTCACCTAAGCAAGTTTATGGTGGGTGGAGTGTATCGACTACTGATGGTATTATGAATGGTTGTCCATATATCATGTACGATGCTGATTATTACCAGGAACTAAATCCAACTGCAGATTTCTTTACTGAGAATTCTGAAGCGGTGAGACTGTTAAACATGTATCTCGATGACAATGATTATCGAAATGATATGTCTGTAAAATCTCAACAGTATATTAAAGATAATCTCATATATAAAAATGAGGTAAAGAAGATGAGTGATTATATTGATGATGTAATCAAGTCTCAAAATTATATACTGTCTGATGTAACTGAAAGACTTATTTCTATTATTAAAATGAAAGGTCAGGTTACCAAAAAAGAATTGTTTAGTTCTTATCTTGGATGGGGTAGGGGAATTAAGTTTGGTCCTTACCGTAGAGCTTTACTAAAAAACAAAAACATTTATGATACAATAGATTCTACTCCTCACTACTGTTGGATTGACAATTAAATTATGGAACTAAAGGACTGGCTCAATTCAATTAATCAATCAAAAATTAATATGATTGATGAAGACTATGCTACAGAAAAAGATTATCCTCCATTCATTATCAATAAGTGCTTGTCTGGATTTATAGATACAATTCTTATTGCAAATGAAATGAATATTCATTCTGATCTTTCTAAGAAGATGCAATATGATTTTTTTATAAATATTGTGAGACCGAAAAAGCGTTTCTCTCCTTGGTTAAGGAAAGAAAAAATTGACTCACTAGAACTTGTCAAAAAGTATTACCACTACAATGATGAGAAAGCTAGAAGTGCTTTGAAACTTTTATCGGAAGAACAACTTGAATTTATCAAACAAAGGATGAAAACTGGAGGAAAAAATGAGTGAAGTTCTAGAGTATAACTGGTCGCCAGACAAGATGATTGAGGTCACCTTGAAAGAACCAGATGATTTTCTAAAGGTTCGTGAAACTCTAACACGTATTGGTGTAGCGTCACGTAAAGAAAAGAAGATCTATCAATCCTGTCACATTCTGCATAAACAGGGCAAGTATTATATCGTTCACTTCAAAGAGTTATTTGCTCTTGATGGTAAAAAAGCAAATCTTTTTGTAAACGATGTCCAACGTAGAAATCGTATTTCACAACTATTATCTGATTGGGGACTTGTGGGTATTGTCAATTCTTCTTCAATTGAAGATTGTGCTCCCCTGAGTCAAATCAAAGTTCTCTCCTATAAAGACAAAGGAGAATGGACTCTTGAGAGTAAGTATAACATTGGTAAAAAAAAGACGGCTAATCCTTAATCAGGATAACCGTCATCTTCTTCTATTAGAGTAATCCTACTTTTATTTTTCAAATACGAATCCTTGTCGGAATAGATCTCAGATTCTAATTCGTCAAGGATTTGTTTTAGGTGCTTGTGAATAATTTTTAATCTTGTTTTTTCCATAACTATATTTTGTTTTACTATCTATAAAAAAAGGAGAGGTCTCCCTCTCCTAATATTACAATAGAATCTCTTTACATATTCTCTTGCATACATGTTGATCTAGAGCATCGCATTCTATTAGACACTCATAGTAATCGTTTAATCGATCACTTTCTGATTCTAGAATATGGATTTTTTTGTCCAAATTTTTCCACTGTTCTGTTAATTCAATATCCTCCACAGTTTTTTCAAGATGTCGCCACTCATTTAATTGAGATCGAGACAGAAGACTATGCATAACTTAAACCTCATACAGTTAATAAGTGATATAGACAATTCTCATTTCATATTCAATTTCCCAATTCTGTATTATTTAGTACACTTTGTGTTAGTTTACTAACATTTATTTCATTTTTACATAAGTACAAAAAAAGAGAGGGTTTGTAACCCTCTCTGTTAAGTAAGTTTACTAATCACTTAGCATATACTTGACCACGATAGCAAAAT